GTCTTAGTAATATCTTTAACTGTCATGTTTCCTTGAGCTTTAAGTAAAGCTTTATTATAATTATTTTGCTTTTCTAGTAATGCTTTTGCAAATGATGTGCTAGTTAAACCAGGAGGAGTGCCATTTTCAGCTAAAAAGGCTTTACTTACAGTTACTTCGTCACCTTCTGCATATGTATTACCTCTCTCGTCAGTAAAACCTTCTGGTCCTACAATATATTTTTCAAAATCAAATTGTTTGTTAAAAGTTGATAAAGCTTTTTGTTTTTCGAAAGCTTTATTCTTACCTATCTCACCGAGGCCATACTGAAGAGCAGATAATTGAACTTGTCTGTTAAATTCATCTTTTTTTGCTTTATCTTTAATAAAAGCATCAGCACCTTGTTCTAATCCTTTGGCTATGTTAGTGACTGCGTCTGGACTGTCACCTGCTGCAACAGAGAAAAACATTTTTGCCAAAGCAAGGTTTTTATCCATGCCCTCATACTTTGGTGCATTCTGTGTAAACTCTTGCATTAATTGTTTGAGTTCCGCTTGTTGTTCTTCTGGTGTTCCTTGTTTAATTATCTTTTTAACTTCGTCTTTTGATTTAGGACTGATTGTACCAAGCTGACCTTCTTGTTTTCTTTGATCATCAGTTATTACATCATCTCTTTTTAATTCACCTGCAATGCCTTTTTCTTCTTCAGCAACACTTTGATCAATTGGTTTTGGTTTAATTATTTTTTTCTGTGGATCTTGACCCGCAATTAAGTTTTCTTCTTCAGCAACATCTCTTTGTTCTTGTAAAACTGGACTTATTTGTCCTTGTTGCATTCTTTCTTGATCTTTTAAAGTGTCAGACATTGGAATTCTATTAAAAACATCTAACAATTTTTCTTGTGTAGGTGCACCTACTGGACTACCAGTCACTGCTTGTTGAAATCCTGGAGAAACACCCTTAGATCCAACGCCAACACCTAACATTGCCAATCCTTCAGCGGTTTGTTTTTCTGGTTCACCTAAAAACAAAGATCTTAAACCTTGTGGTCTTAAAGGTCTTGGTATTTCTTGATCACGTGGTAATCTTTGCATTGTTTGAGGGTCAAATCTTTGTGGTTTTACAATTCCTAATTGTTCTCTTAATTTTGGATTCATGATATTATATTGCAATGCACCTAAACCACTTTGATATCTTTGTTGAGATTGATAGGGAATATTACCAAATTTCATCGCAGGATTTGTTTTCATAGATGGACTACCACCAAACTGAAAACTAGCCACACCACCCATAGAGTTTAATTTGTTACGAGCGTTGCGGTTGAACATTTTACGATTCATTACACTCATTTAAATAAACCACCTAATATACTACCAAGGCCACCGCCTCCACCACCGAAGGCTCCTGCAAGACTAGCAACACCACCTAGTAATCCACCAACTTGAGATATTCTACTTGGATCAGGTTTGGTATTTGTAGTTAATGTTGATTGTGTTGATGGGACACCTCTAAAAATATCTGACATAAATGACAATCTTTGATAAGGCTCAAACTGTTGTTGTAAAGATGTGTTTCTTAGGGCATCTAGTTCAGCTTGTTGTTGTCCTTGTTCTATTCCACCTAATTGTGATAATAAATTAACATCTCTTAATTGTGCTGCTTGTTGTGCTTCACCTAAACCAGCAGTTGCAATACCTGCTTTTGTAAATAATTCAGATGCCTTTTGTGCTCTGTCTTGTGCGGACTCAAAAGCTTGCGCACGGAGACCAGCAGATTGTCTTGCAAAAGTATCAGATAAGTTTCTTTGTAATTCTTGTTCTGCAATAGCTTGTCTTGAACCACCAAATGCTCCACTTTTGATTGCTCCGCTACCTATTCTTTGTCTTTCGATATCTCCTTGTCTTTGAATATCTTTCAAGTTTTGATCTATAACTTGATCTACAAAAGGATTCATAAATTGATCACTCGCACCAGGCATAAGTGCACCAATACCCATACCAACTGCATCTGCACCACTTTGTAACAAATTTTGAAAACTACCAATACCCGCTGCACCACGTTGAATAGCTGCCATTTGTAAAGGTGTTAAACCTGCTACTTGAATATCTGGAAAATCAACTGGTTGTGTTGCAACTGTTCGTGTATCTGCCAACAAATCATCAATGAATTTTTGTTGATTTTCTGGTAGAACAGTTTCTACTCTTTGTGTTGTAGTTGCCATTATGCCATTCCTTCAAACTTGTCCATTAAATCATACATTGTTGCTATGCCTTTGTCTATATTTCCATTGCCTGCACCTTTAACGGCTTTCTCTGTAAAAACAAATTCGTTATTAGACAATGCAGCACGTTGCACTGGTTTACCATCTTGATATATCATTCCTGGTATACTGTCCGAGGTTCCAGTTCCAGGACCCTTCAATATACCACCAAACTCTGGAGATCCACCATCCATCAAAGCTCGGATGCCACCACTATTAGTTGGCGGATTCATTTTAGCCATAACTGCATCTTCAAGTTCTTCGACAGAACCATAACCTATACCAGTGTTTGGATCGTTAAAATTTAATAAACTACTTATTCCAGTTTGCATCATGTCTTTACTTTAATTGTTCCATTATCATTAAACAAAGCTCCTACCTCTAAATCAGTATCACTTGTAGGTAAATCCGTCAAAGTAATCTTAGTTCCTCTAAGTTCACCAGGGTTTTGTAATTGTGTAACAAGCTGACTTAAACTTCTTACCATTTCATTAAAATATTGAACGTCATATTCGTCTGGTGGTAAAGAAAAATTTGGTGGTACTAACTGCCTACTCATCTATCTCCATCCGCTCTTATGTCAACCCTTGGAGTACCAAATCTCCAATTAACGCCTTGTGTTGTACTTTCTACTCTAAGACCAAACGATCTTCCACGCAATCTTAAATGATTTAATTCTGTAGAGGAAGTTACAGTATTTGTAGATGTTTTAATAAATCCAGCTGCGGGACTTCTTTGTGCTTTCAATGAAAATATTGCTTGTTTATTGTCATTGCTAATACCAGTATCACTATTATCGAAACTTACATCTGGAATCATTCTTCTTAAAAAGACAAATTGATCTCCGTCTTGTATGTCAATTGGACTTGATTCAATAAATGATGTAAATGCAGTCCCATCATTATCATTACCTTTTTCATGGTTATATACGAGATTAGAATCTGTGGCCATTGGATATTGATAAACACCTCTATCTACCCAAGATGTTCTTGCAAGATTACCCACATACCATATCTTTTGATCGTAGTTATACACAACATAT